AAGTTGGTACTGATGGTTGGTACGTTGATAACATTATACATGGGCGGTGGGAGCTTAACGAGACTGCCGCCAAGATATTTCAGGCCGTTAGAGACTACAGACCCATTAGCGTTGGTATTGAACGAGGAATTGCCAAACAAGCCGTAATGAGTCCTCTGATGGACCTGATGAAGCGCTACGGGCAGTTCTTCAGAGTAGAAGAGTTAACCCACGGTAACAAAAAGAAGACCGACAGAGTGATGTGGGCCTTACAAGGGCGCTTTGAGAACGGGTTTGTAACTTTGAGAAAAGGAGAGTGGAACTCTAGGTTCTTAGACCAGTTGTTCCAGTTTCCTGATGTTTTAACCCACGATGACTTGGTTGACGCTCTAGCGTACATAGACCAGTTGGCTAAGGTAGCTTACAGCTACGACTTTGAAATAGACGATCACGAGATACTCGACGTAGTGGCAGGATACTAAAGTGACTAAGAGAGTTTACAGGCGGTTAAATACCTACGGAATATACGCAATCAGTGCTATAGTGTTTTGTACACTAGGGTACACAGTTGCCGTACTTTAAGGAACCTAAGATGGCAGAAGAAATTTATAGCCCAGACCCTCTGATGATTGAGGAGTCTCTGGAAGAGTGGGTGATGACCAAGTGTGAAAACTGGAGAGATCACTATGAGTCAAACTACGAACAAAAGTTTGAAGAATACTATAGGCTATGGCGAGGTCAATGGGATCCTGCTGACTCCGAAAGAGCATCAGAGCGTTCTCGAATTATCTCTCCTGCGCTTCAGCAAGCTGTAGAGTCTAACGTAGCGGAGCTAGAAGAAGCCACGTTTGGCAGAGGTAAGTGGTTTGACATAACTGACGATTCTAACGATCAAGACCCTCAAGACATAGCTTATCTCCGCAAGAAACTCACAGAAGACTTTGAGTCCTGTAAGGTACGTAAGGCTGTCGCTGAGTGCCTCATAAACGCCGCTGTGTTTGGCACAGGTGTCGGTGAGATCACTCTAGAAGAAATCAAGGAGATGGCTCCAGCCACACAGCCGATCATGGACGGACAGTTGACTGCTGTAGGCGTCAACATTACCGACAGGGTTGTAGTTAAACTGAAGCCTGTGTTGCCTCAGAACTTCCTGATTGACCCTGTAGCTACGTCTGTTGAAGACGCTATGGGCGTCGCTGTAGACGAGTTTGTGTCTAAGCACAGCATAGAGCTACTACAGGAGCAAGGCGTGTACAGAGAGGCTATGATTGAATCAGCGGCCCCTGACGCAGACCTAGAGCCTGACCAAGACCTCACGATCTACAACGACGATAAGGTACGCCTCACGAAGTACTACGGCCTTGTGCCACGAGAAATGCTTGAGGCTGAAGACGTAGACGTAGAAGAAGACTCTAAGTACGTTGAGGCTATCGTAGTTATCGCCAACGGCGGTACGCTCTTGAAAGCCGAAGCCAATCCCTACATGATGAAAGACAGACCCGTAGTTGCGTTCCCTTGGGACGTAGTACCCGGACGTTTCTGGGGAAGAGGTGTGTGCGAGAAGGGCTACAACAGCCAGAAGGCACTAGATACAGAACTACGTGCACGTATTGATGCACTGTCACTTACTATTCATCCGATGCTGGCGATTGATGCGACTAGGTTGCCTAGAGGCGCTAGGCCAGAAGTTCGCCCCGGCAAGATGATACTTACTAATGGAGATCCCCGTGAAGTACTTCAACCTTTCAACTTTGGGCAAGTGGGGCAAATCACTTTTGCACAAGCCGCTAGCCTTCAACAAATGGTGCAACAAGCAACTGGAGCCGTGGATTCCGCTGGCATTGCGGGACAAGTCAACGGTGAAGCTACTGCCGCTGGCATTAGTATGTCTCTTGGTGCTATTATTAAGCGTCATAAGCGTACTCTAATAAACTTCCAACAGTCGTTCCTGCTTCCGTTTGTAACCAAAGCGGCACACAGGTACATGCAGTTTGACCCTGAGAACTACCCAGTAGCTGACTACAAGTTCAACGCTACGAGTACTCTGGGTATCATTGCTCGTGAGTACGAAGTTACACAGCTTGTACAACTGTTGCAGACTATGCAACAAGACAGCCCACTGTACCCTGTGTTGATCCAGAGCATCATCGACAACATGAACCTCAGTAACCGTGAGGAGCTTATTGCGGCAATGCAACAGGCTGGACAACCTGATCCACAGGCACAGCAGATGGCTATGGTGGCACAACAAGCACAGCTTGAGTTCCAGCAAGCGCAAACTGCCGCTCTACAGGGTCAGGCCGCAGAGTCTCAGGCTAGAGCAGGTAAGTACGCTGTAGAAACACAGCTTGCACCACAGGAGCTTGAGATCGAAAAGATTGAGGCAATCACACGAAACCTCAGAGAAGGTGACGCCGACGATAAAGAGTTTGAGCGTCGGATGAAGATTGCTGAAGTGGCGTTAAAAGAGAAAAACCTAAACAACCAAATGGCGAAAGGAGCAACACCCCGTGCTAATGACACAAGTAGAAATGAGCAAATTTCTAGACCAAATCAACCAAGCGTTCAAAGACCAGTTCGACAAATTGGAAGCCCTGCAAGCCAAGGTGGACCAGTTGGAGGAACGAATCAATGAGCAAGGAAAAGGATCCAAGACTAGCAAGAGCGGGGGTAAGCGGGTACAACAAGCCAAAAAGGACGCCTAATCATCCCACGAAGTCACACGTAGTTGTGGCTAAAGAAGGTGACAAAGTTAAGACCATACGGTTTGGACAACAAGGAGTCAGTGGTGCTGGAAAAGATCCTAAGACGGCTAAGGAAAAGGCGAGGCGTAAGTCCTTTAAGGCTAGACACTCTCAGAACATTGCTAAAGGAAAGATGAGTGCCGCATACTGGGCAAACAAGGTGAAATGGTGATATGGCTGGACTATACGAAAACATACACAAGAAACGCAAGAGAATAAAGGCTGGCTCTGGCGAACGTATGCGTAAACCCGGATCTAAGGGTGCACCTACGGCTAGTGCCTTTAAGAAAGCGGCTAAAACAGCCAAAAAACAAAAAAGGAGTAAATAATGCCAAAAGTAGGTAAAAAACACTTCCCTTATACCAAAGAAGGCTACAAAGCCGCCGCAAAAGCCAAGGCTAAGATGAAAAAGAAAGCCAAAAAGAAACGGTAATAATACCAATAAAAACACTTGACTTTTAGTCAAAAATATGTTATAATAAGGATATAGAGACAACCACATGGCCTCACTAGATCAAGAAACAGAACAGTATTACAACAAGTACTTTGATCTGTTTAACAACCCCGGTTGGAAGCAGTTAATCGAAGAACTAAAGCAAAACGCTCTCGTAATTAACAGCGTAGAAGCAACCAAAGATGAGAACGATTTGTATGTACGTAAAGGACAACTAAACGTACTAGCTTATTTGATTAACTTTGAATCTGCTACTAATAATAATTACGAAGAGTTAACTAGCGATGATTAAGGTATTTGATTTTCGCTGTACTAACGGACATATCTTTGAAGAATTTGTAGAAGGGAATACTACGTCCAGTAGGTGCGGATGTGGAGCCAACGCTACAAAAATCGTATCAGCAACTCAACACATACTCGAAGGGTCTTCTGGGGACTTCCCCGGTAGACACATGAAGTGGGTACGTGAACATGAGCAAGCTGGGCGATCTAGTCGGGAATCCTAGTCTTAGGGCATCTCCCATTTTAATCCTCCATAACCTTAATAATAATAGGCGGGGTAAGTTTACATTATGTCACGAGCACAATTACTTGATGAGCGTCCTGAAGAGGAACCAACGGAAACAACTGAAGAACTAGCCAAAAATTCTATTGAGACTCCTGAAGAGGAACAACCTCAAGAACCAGAAATACCGGAAAAGTACCGTGGTAAGTCTGTCGAAGATCTTGTACAGATGCACCAAGAGCTTGAGAAGTTTTCAGGCAAACAGAGTACGGAAGTGGGTGAACTTCGGAAAGTCGTTGACAACTACATTCAGACACAACTCTCAAACCAACAAGCACCTCAACAACAGCAACAAGAAGACGATGACGTAGATTTCTTTGTAGATCCACAAAACGCTGTTAACAGAGCTATAGACAACCACCCTAAGATCAAAGAAGCACAGGCTTACACACAACAGGCTAAACAACAGGCTACTCTTTCACAGTTGAAATCCAAGCACCCTGATATGGAGAGTATACTGCAAGACGCTAAGTTTGCTGAATGGATCAAGGGGTCAAAAGTCCGAACACAGTTGTTTGTTCAGGCAGATCAAGGGTACGATTACGATGCGGCTGACGAATTGTTCAGTCTCTGGAAAGAGAGAGCAAGCGTAGCACAACAAACAGCCAACGTTGAAAAACAGGCACGTAAGAACACCCTGAAGTCAGCCAGTACAGGCAACGCTCGTGGAACAGCAGAGGGATCACGCAAGAAAGTTTATCGTCGTGCTGACATTATTAAACTTATGCGAACAGACCCAGAGCGTTACCAAAGTCTTTCAGACGAATTACTGAAAGCATACGCAGAGGGTCGTGTACGCTAGCCTAACATTTAAGGAGAATTAAAATGGCTGGTGAAACCTCTGGTGCATATTTTACAGCTAATGCTGTAGTAGACAAAACTGCGGCGGGTACTTTTATCCCCGAAATCTGGTCCGATGAAATCATCGCCGCTTATCAAAAGAACCTGAAGATGGCTCCCCTTGTCAAGCGTCTGTCAATGACCGGCAAGAAGGGTGACGTTATTCACATTCCTAAGCCCATCCGTGGATCAGCTAACGCTAAGGCAGAAGCTGTTGCGGTAACCATTCAGGCTAACCTTGAGTCAGAGTTGACTGTCACTGTAGACCGTCACTTTGAGTACTCTCGTCTGATTGAGGACATCGTAGAAGTACAGGCTCTGTCTTCTCTGCGACAGTTCTACACTGAAGACGCTGGCTACCAACTGGCTCTGCAAGTTGACACTGACCTGATTAACGCCGCTACTGGCTTTGGTGACGGTACTCGTACTGCTTCTCCTGCCAACACGGGCGCTAACTGGGTAAACAGCAACAGTTACTACTTCAATGCCTCTTCTGGCCTTGCGGCTTACGCTGTTGACACTGTTACTACTGGTGACAACTTCACTGACCTTGGCTTCCGTGAGGCTATCAAGCTGATGGACGATGCTGACGTACCTATGGACGGACGAGTTCTCGTAATTCCTCCTGCTGTTCGTAAGTCAATCATGGGCATTGATCGTTACGTGTCTTCTGACTTTGTTGGAGGCCGTGGCGTTGAGTCAGGTCTGATTGGTAATCTGTACGGTGTAGACATCTACGTGTCTAGCAACGCTCCGGTTGTCGAAGTTGCCGCTCAGAACACTGCTTCTACCGCTGATACTCGTGGTTGCTTGTTCTTCCACAAGGATGCTTTGGTAATGGCAGAGCAACTGGCTGTACGTTCTCAGACACAGTACAAGCAGGAATACCTGTCTACGCTGTTTACGTCTGACACGCTGTACGGTGTTGAAACTTACCGTCCCGAAGCAGGATTCATCCTCGCTGTTTGCGACGAGTAAGCTACTCTCTCTGGGGGTCTTCATGGCCCCCTTTTACTTAAACGTCTTGATGACAGGGCGGTTAACTAAAAGATACTACGGATAGGGAAGCCTTATGTCCAACTACACAAAGTCAACAAACTTTACTGCTAAGGACTCTTTGCCTACAGGTGACACTAATAAGGTTATCCGTGGCTCAGAGTTCGACACAGAATTTAATGCTATACAAACTGCTGTAGGAACCAAAGCAGACCTAGCTGGTCCTACGTTTACTGGTACTGCTACGTTTGACGGAATTACTGCTACAGGAACTGTAAACTTCACAGGCGGTTCAGTCACTACTAACATTGACGGTGGTACTATCGACGGTGTAACCATTGGTGGTACTACTGCTGGCGCTGGTACGTTTAGTTCTCTCACTGCTACTACAGGCACGTTCTCTGGTGCTGTCACAGGCTCTAACCTCAACGTCTCTAACTGGGATACGGCTTACGGATGGGGTGACCACGGTGTAGAAGGTTACCTGACGAGCGTTACGTTTTCTGACATTGACGCTGGTGCAGTTACGTTGTCTAGTGAAACGTTTGTAGACAGCGATACCCAGATTCCCACTAACGCCGCTATTATTGATTACGTTGCGGCTACTATTCCGTTGATTACAGAAGTCAACGATCTTAGTTCTGTTGTTACTTGGGCCAACGTACCTGATGCAAACATTACACAGTCATCTGTTACTCAACACCAAGCGGCACTTGCTATAACCGCAAGCCAGCTTAGTGACGTTACCAGCACAGCCGCAGAGCTAAATATACTAGACGGTGTTACAGCTACGACAGCAGAGCTTAACTATCTTGACGTTACAACGCTTGGCACAACAGAAGCATCAAAGGCTGTAACGGCAGATGCCAATGGTGTGGTCACGTTTGATAACGGCATATCAGAAGAGTACACGGCAGTTACATCCAGCAGTAACGCTACGACTGTAAACCTCCGTGATGGAACAAACTTTAGCCACACGCTGACTGAGAACACTACGTTTACGTTTAGCAATCCAGCTTCTAGCGGAAAGGTATCTGCGTTTACGTTGAAACTTGTGCAAGACGCTAGTGCATCTGGTTACACAGTAACGTGGCCTACATCAGTAGATTGGCCTAGTGCTACAGCGCCTACGTTGACAGCTACGGCATCAGCGGTTGATTACTTTGTGTTTATTACCCATGACGGTGGCACAACTTGGTATGGATTTACATCAGGACAAGCTTTAGGATGAGTCAAGCGGCTAACAAACTTATTCAAGCCTCCGCTGGTAACGCTGGTGGCATACCTTGGGATATTTCTACGGCTGTTTATAATGGAAAGCCAAAAAATTGGCTATACCTTGGTGATGTTGAATCCAATCCTTATGGTGTATCTTTTAAGTCTGATGGTTCTAAAATGTATATAACAGGGCTATCATCAAACAAAATATCAGAATATAATTTAAGCACTGCTTGGGACGTTAATACCGCTACATTATTACAACAAGCAGATTTAAGTACTCAAACAACAAGTCCAAGGGATATTTTTTTCAAAGCAGATGGAACCAAAGTTTATGTTCTTGAGGGAACAAATGATACAGTTTTAGAATACGATTTAACTACTGCTTGGGACATTTCATCACTTTCTTATGTTCAAAGCGTATCTGTTGCTTCACAAGAAACCAACCCGCAGGGCGTATTTTTTAAATCTGATGGTACTGCAATGTATGTGGTGGGCTTTATTACAGATACTGTTTATCAATATACTCTTTCAACAGCATGGGATGTTTCAACGGCGTCTTACGCCTCTAAAAGTTTTTCAGTAGCTTCACAAGAAACCAGCCCTGCTGGTATCTTTTTTAAGTCTGACGGAACTAAGATGTTTATTACTGGTTCTGTTGGTGACGATGTTAATGAATACGCCCTTAGTACTGCTTGGGATATATCAACAGCTTCATATACTACAAATTTTGCATTTAGTGTTTTTACACAAAACAATCAAGGCTTGTTTTTCAAGTCTGATGGGACAGTAGTGTTCACAGTAGGTACTGTACCAGACGCTGTAAGTAGATACGATTTAAGTACCGCTTGGGATGTATCAACAGCTTCCTTTACTGCTCCAACAACAAATTACTACGATGTATCGTCTCAAGTTGTTAATAGTCAGGGTATTTTTTTAAAAGATGACGGCACTGAAATGTATTTGGTGGGCTCTAATACAGATACTATTTATCAATATAGTCTAAGTACTGCTTGGGAAATTTCAACAGCTTCTTATCTTCAATCTTTTAATGTTTCTTCTCAAGAAGCAACGCCTAGAGATCTGTTTTTTAAACCAGATGGAACTAAAATGTATATTGTAGGTACAAGCGGTGATGAGGTAAATCAGTACGCTTTAAGCACTGCTTGGGATATTTCTACTGCTTCTTTTGAAAAATTAAAAAGCGTTTCTACTTGGGAAAATTCCCCAACTGGAATCTCGTTTAAAAGCGACGGAACTAAAATGTATATTGTAGGCACTACTGGAGATGATGTTAATGAGTTTGATTTAACAACTGCTTGGGATGTAGGCGCAATTTCTTTTGTACAAAGTTTTAGTTTTGCTTCTCAAACCACTTTTCCACTTTCAATACGTTTTAAACCAGATGGAACTAAAATGTATACGATTAATTCCATTATTCCAAATCAAGTTTTAGAGTACGACTTGAGTACAGCTTGGGACGTTTCTTCTAGTTCATATTTACAAAGTTTTTCTGTTACTGATGTCAATTCTATAGGTGGACTATATTTTAAAGATAATGGCAAAAAATTATACCTAAGTTTTGCTCTCTACCAAACAGTTTTATCTTATGACCTTTAATCACAAGGAATAATTTTTATGTTTGTTAAAATTACAAACGGTGTGGTAGCTAAGTTTCCATATAACATTGGAGAGCTACGCCGTGAAAACCCACAAACAAGTTTTCCTCAAACAATTCCTGATGCTACGTTAGCTAGTTACGGAGTGTATCGTGTTACTGAAACTACACCGCCAGAAGTAGACTACAAAAATCAACGAATTGTGCAGAGTGTTCAGAATGTTGATGGCGTGTGGACACAACAATGGCAAGCTCAAGACCTTCCAGAAGACGAATCAAGCGCCAATAATCGCGCACATAGAGATCATTTGTTAAAGGCTACAGACCACTACGGGTTGTCTGATGTAGCCATGACAGACGCTATGGCGGCTTACAGGCAGGCTTTACGGGACGTACCACAGCAAGAAGGATTTCCACAGACTATCACATGGCCTACAAAGCCCTAGTAAACTGTGGATCCGTTGTCTTTGGTAGCTATGGCGTCCACTGCGTTCAAGGGCATAGAAGTCCTTGTATCCAGAGGCGCTGAGATTGAGCAAGTAGCTCAGAAGTTAGGACACTGGTACAGCTTTGTTTCTGACTTACGTGAAGCAGAGAAAGAAGCAGAAAACCCACCGTTGTTTAAGAAGTTGTTTGACGGTGAATCTGTAGAGGCACAAGCGTTAAACGCTGTCATAGCTAAGAAGAAGATAGAGGAACAAGAGAAGCAGATCAGAGAGTTAATCATGTACTCTTACGGTCAGGACACCTACAAAGAAATGATGCAGATGCGTCGTGACATAAGAGCCAAACGTGAGCAACTGATCTACAAACAAAGACGAAAACAAAGAATGATGCTAGATGTATCAGCAATTATTACGGCACTACTTGTGTCTGCTGGGATTATCTGGACCACCGTAAGTATTATACAAGGGGTTTAAAAATGGATGAGTCCGCAAAACAAGTAATTGATGTAATGAGCGTAGGTACTATGTTAGGGGCACTTGGGTCACTGTTACCGCCCGTTGCCGCTTTGTTTACTATTGTCTGGACAGGAATACGTATCTGGGAAACAGAGACAGTACAGGGACTTAGGAACAAGGACAAAGACTAGTATGTGGACAGCACTTATTGGCCCTATAGCTGGACTTGCTAAGACTTGGCTTAACAACAAGCACGAGCAGTCACAAGCTAAACACGTAGCTAAGATGGAAGTCATCAAAAACACAGCTACGTGGGAACAAGAGATGGCGGCGGCTAGTGCAACCTCGTGGAAAGACGAGTGGTTTACTGTAGTTCTGTCGATGCCTCTGTTGGCTGTGTGTTACGGAGTTGCTATGGATGACTTGAGTATTATGCAGAGGGTGGGTATGGCGTTTACTGAGCTAGACAAGCTACCTGATTACTACCAGTACTTGCTCTATGTAGCAGTCACGGCTAGCTTTGGTATACGTGGTGCTGACAAGCTGATGAAGATGAAGGGCGGTAAGTAACCTGTGACTGATGAAATAACATATGTTGATCCAGAGGGAGGGTCGCCCCATCCTCTTTCCCCCAGAGATATAACTAGAGGACAAGGTTTATTTGGCGGTCAAGGTGGACTCCAGAATCAACTAGAAATGCAGGGTGTTGATGCGTCTGCTTTGTATGGTGCAAGATCAGAGTTAGGCGGCAGTGCTATTGGTGGAACCCCTGAAATCACAGACCCCACCGCTGAAGAAATGGGAATTGATAAGTGTGGGCCGGGAACGGTTAAGGTTTATGTAACTAGAGGTGCTACAACGTACTCTGGCTGTGCTACTTTTGGAGAATTAACGGAGTTCTTAAACACTGGTGGGGACATAAGTAAGATACCCTCAGATAGCATCCTTGGTACTCGTATTATTAACGAGGCAACTGTAGAAAAACTCAAAGAGTGGAATTCGCTAAAGGAAGCCTACGAGAACGGTGAGGCAACCCTGCGTGATCTCCAGAACTTTGATCCCGGTGCTCTGTCTGATAACGAAACTTGGATGGGCCAGTACAACGACTATGTTACTCAGGAATCCATCCTAGGCGAAGGCACAACTGACGAACAACTCCGGGACATCCTCAGGCGCAACGGTTACGACGATGAGACAATAGAAGAAATTTTTAGCGCCGAAGTAAATAACGACAACTTCATAGGCAACAACGTATTGTCTAACGCCCTGTGTGAAATAGGGTACAGCAACTGTAGTGATTGGAGTGTTAAACCAATTGATGACACAGGCCCAGCAATAGGGTCTGGATGTACGGACGCAAACCAACGTGAAGGGGTAATTGACGAAAACGGAGATTGTCAATTTACTGCTGGTGGTCAGTGTATGAAAGGCTCTGTTCCGGGGACAACAGACGCTTCTGGAGAGTGCGTAACAGATGACGGAACCGGTGACGGAACAGGCGGTTACTCAGAAGAAGAAAAAAGCATAGCACAAGCCATCAAAGATTGGATTGAAGGTCAAATAGGCAAAGTCAAGGACATGACAGTTGATGATGTCCTAGAAGCTGTCTTTGGAAGCGGTGGTTATACCTGTGAATTAACAGGTGAAGATGAAGAGCCTTGGGATTGTGCGGGAACCGACGGCACTGAAGGAAACCAGTGCTGGAAAGACTGTGTAAGTGCTAGTGTCCTTGGTGGCATCCCCGGCTTGCCTATGCCTCCCGGTGCTGTGGACATTGGTACTGTTAGAGACTTAGAAAACACAGCAAACGAAATAGGCACAACTATTGGAGGCATTTTAAACCCAGACCCAGATGACGAAAGTTTTATACAAAAAGTAGAAGATTGGGTTATTGGTAAGATAGAAGACATTTTTGGTGATATAGATGATGTAACACTTGAAGATATTACTGGATGGATTACAGGGACTCTTGGTAATGTTCTTGGTGGCTTGATACTAATTGAAACCGAAGACGCAACAAACACAGTAAAAGACAAGATTAATGAAATTATTTTTGGCGTAGCGCCTGACCCAACGACTCCTATTAACTGTGGAGACTACGGTAGAGAAGGCGGTGAAGTAAAAAGTATAGAAGAATGTGGAGGGTGTTTAAACAAAACACAAGAAATAGGAACTGATGATCGGTGTAGAGATAAAGCTGTTGTTGATGACTTTACAGTTGATTGTGCATCAGAAGGTAGACAAGGAGACAGGGGAACAAAACAAGGCGACAAAGTAATAGGCTGTGGTCCGTGCCTGAGTACTCACCAAGAAATAGACGAGCAGTGTGTCGAATGGAAAGATACCGGAGACACTGAGGACGATTGTATCGCCTTAAACAGAGAGTACATTCCTAGTCCTGCGGCTGGAACTAAGAGTTCGTGCGGTCAATGCGAAGAGGGCTTTGACCCAGATGCTAATAATCCAGAAGGCCCGTGTATTCCTTCATTAGACAACTGTCAAGCTAGAGGACTTGAAAAAGATGACATAACAGGAAAGTGTGTAGAACCCATTGATTGTACTCCAGACACCCCCTGTACAACATCAGACGGTGCTCCCGGTAAATACGGAGACAAATGTGACTGTATTCCTGACTTTGTAAACCCCGGACCTACTTCCCAGCAGTGTGATGCTTTAGGTAGATACCACGTTGCCGCAGATCCTGCAAACAGCGAACCCAGCAAGTGTGGAGATTGTAAAAACGGGTCTACTAATGAAGATTGTTCAATAGATGACACTAAATGTAGTGACATTAATGCTACTAACTATGGTGAAGAAGGTGAATGTAAGTATGGGCCTATAGTTGAAAAATGTAGTGACATTAATGCTACTAACTATGGTGAAGAAGGTGAATGTAAGTATGGGCCTATAGTTGAAAAATGTAGTGACATTAATGCTACTAACTATGGTGAAGAAGGTGAATGTAA